AAAGAGGTCTAGGATGAGGTCATATGCGGATGTAGCGCAATTGGTAGCGCACCACCTTGCCAAGGTGGATGTTGCGAGTTCGAGTCTCGTCATCCGCTCCACTATATACAATAAGGCTATGGAACAGCAGTCACACCTATTTGATGAGATAAAGGCTAGTACACGCCTGCAGATGGCCAAGGAGATACTTAAGGGTATTAAAGGTCTAAATTTATCGGCCCCTACTATTGACCAGATAACCCAGATAGTTAAGGATGCCCAAGAGGGCGTTTAATAATTTAATGTCCCTCGTCAATGACCCACGCTACGTGGTCCACGTTGTTCTTAATCTTCTTTACACTTCTATAATCATGTAGAGATAAGAGAGCCTTACTTAGAGCCTCATCCGATGTCCTTGCCTTTCCTCTACGAGTTATGTGAGGCTGTTGGATTTCTGGCCTGTCAGGATACTCGTGCCAACAATCTGTGCGAATTGTCCAATGCCACACCCCACCACCCCTCTTATTGGCTGAAATTGTAAATTGCCCATTCATAGAGTAAGCATACCTCCCCTATTCAATAATTTTTTCTCAGTATTAACCAAAGCAGTAGCCAAGAGGGTATAGGGTTTATCCCATGAGTACTAATGACTGCGCCACTAAGTGCGAGTTTGATCTAGATATGGATGGTCAAGTAACCTGCGTGATGTGTGGTGCAAGAAACCCAACTTGGGGCAATTTACCACCAACTGAGTTTGAGGAGTAGTCATGTATCTATTTGGTTTAGAGTTGCGAAGAGATCGTCGTACTAAGGATGTAGTCATGGTCACCTGTTCCAGGTGCTCTAAGGACTATATGATCTCCGCAGACAATATGCGAGTTCCTAATTACTGTCCAAGTTGTAAATAACTGATCGGAGAATCAAATGATCTTAATAACTGACTTCTTAGCATTGACCTGCGTGAGCGTCGTAGCGATATATGTGTTGTGGGTATCCCGCAAGGTTGGTAATCCCGTATATCTAGTAATGAAGATCTTGTCGGTGATGATTGCCTTACTCTGGATTGTTGCGGCATTTTTGTATTCTTCTCAGCAATAACTAGATATGCCATATAAGGACAGGAAGTCCGATAAGGCTAAGGCGACGAGTAAAAAGGCAGGTAAGAAGTACTACCTTAAAAATAGGGGCGCCCAGTTATTACGTAATAAGACCAAGAAGGATCAGATACGTGATTACATCCGTAAGTACAAGGAGCATAGAGGATGTATGGATTGCGGCGTTAAATATCCTTACTATGTCTTAGACCTAGATCATCGTGATCCAAGTGATAAGAAATTCACCCCAGCAGCCCTACACAAGACAGGCAGTTGGGAGAAGATGATTAAAGAGATCCGCAAGTGCGATGTCGTATGTTCTAACTGTCATAGACAGAGGACCCACGAGAGAGGCCACTACACCCATAAGAATGAGATCTAGCCCCTGGCAACTCGAAGAGTTGGGAGATGGTAGGATATTAATATGTTTAAATTTAAAAAATCTGTAAAAATAGAGTACGAACCTGTTGTTAAACTTAACTCTTGTAATCCTTTTACTGTTTCCAAAACATTAGTTCCTGAATGGTATAAAAACGAGCCTCTTTTAGTAAAAGAAACAAATAAAAATATTTTACCTTTATCACATACTATAAAAGGCTGCACACCCTTTTTAGATGCACTTACTGTTGGCTACACTCTTGTAACTTTAATGGATTTGGGAATAAGTCAACAACTTGAAGGTCCAGTAATTACGTGGGTAGTTCCGCCATCAACTAATTTTAAAGTAATTGAAACTAGGCCATCAGATCACCTTCCCAAAGAGTTAATACCAAAAGGTTTTTCAAAAACTAATTTTGTATTTTGGACAAATACAACCTTAAGAGTTCCTAAAGGTTATGCAATGCTTTGTACACACCCTTTAAATAGAGAAGATTTACCTTTTAGAACTTTAAGTGCTGTTATAGACGGAGGTTTTCCTATGCAAAATGGAAAAGCACCCTTTTTTCTTAGAGAAGGTTTTGAAGGAATTATCCCCAAAGGAACTCCCTTTTTACAAATTATTCCTTTTAAACTAGATGTTTGGAAGTCTGAGTTAAGTTCGACTCTTTTACAAGAGGCAGTTGAAAATGAACAAATAAGTAGGTTGTATGCAAAACCTAGATATAAAACTAAATTTTGGCAAAAAAAAATGTATTCTTAAAACAATAACCCTAAAAATTTCTCAATAGCCACTCAAGACAGTAGCCATAATGTCACAATACATTCATGGCCAGATATGCAGAATTCCAAGACTCAGCAGGAAGACACTACGTTGAGCACGATATGCCTGAAGAGACGGCATACAAGCATCCAATCCGTTCTTACGGTGATGCACGTCGTCTTTCTGTATATGATCCAAAAGATTCAACGCCAAGAACAGTTGATCCAAAGGGTGGCGGAGTTAGAGAGAATCCAAAGGGTGAACCAGGATTAGTTGGTTACTCAGATTTTTATCGTGAGCCTGTTCGTGATTCTGGTATTACATTTGTAACTAAAGATCAAAAAGGCAATGAGGTACGTGAAAAATCAAAGCCAATCGCAGATACTAATATCGGCTACATGCGTGTACACGAGCAGTATAAAGGCGGAGGAATTGGCCGCCAGATGTTTGATTACATGCACAAGACAACTCCAGAAGGATCAATCCTAAATGTAGGCAAGGCAGCATCTAATGAGACGCTACATATGTCTGAGAAGTTAAAGAAAGAAAAGCCAGATTCAATCAAGTATAAGTTGTTCTAATGAACAACAACCTATCTAAACAACAGTTTAAAGAGTATACCTTGGAATATAAAGGCGCCGATGAACAGGGTGGACACAGCATTGTTGCAAAAAAAGAAGATAAGCCAATAGGTGAAATGAGATGGGAAAAAGGATTAGGTGTAAGTAACGTAGATGTTGATCCGTTACATCGACGTAAAGGTGTTGCTACTGCTATGTGGAATATGGGAATTGAATTAAAGAAACAAGACAAGAGCATTCCCACAATTAAACATAGTCAAGATAGAACTGAAGAAGGCGACAGTTGGGCAAAAAAAGTAGGTAGGTACTATCACCCAGAAGCAATCTGGCCCAAGGAAGCCTTTAATGAATAAAAATCTTTCCCAACAGCAATTCGGCCCCATGTACCATGGCACTCGTGCAGATGTAAGTGGTGGCTTTATATTTCCTGCTGTCACTGAAGGAGAGAGTCGCATGGCTAATGCATGGGCTACAAGTGATCCAGGGCAGGCGAGATTCTTTGGCGAGACTAAGATGCCAAAGGGCGCTGAGAAGAATCCAGTTAAGGTCTACAAGGTGCAACCAGTTAGCAACGAAGTTAAAGAAGAATCTGGGAACATAGAGGGTGAACGCTTCTATTCCTCCCCTCACGGGTTTATGATTACTGGAGAACACAAATGAGCGCCCAAAATTTATCTACTCAACAATTCGGCGTTAAGGTAATGCCAAAAGAGATGTATGTAAATGTTGCAATGCAAATGACACCTCCATCAGAGGCATCCAATACAGCAAGTAGTACAAAAGCATGAGCGCCAAGTATTCACGTAACGAGCCATTTAACAAGATGCAGATTAAAGATGGCTGGATAGTCATCATGCGAAAGGATGGCACAGTTAAATCACGTCTTGAGCCATACCGACCAAAGGTTAAAAAATAATGTATGAGTATCGTGTCAAGAAAGTTAACAAGATAGTTGACGGAGATACTATCGATGTTGATATTGATTTAGGCTTTGCCGTCTCATTTACACAGCGGGTTCGTCTTGCGGGTATTGACACACCTGAGAGTCGAACAACTGATCTGAAGGAAAAAGCCCTCGGCTTGGAAGTAAAAGAGAAACTTAAAAAAGAAATAGCGGCGGCGAAAGACATTGTCATTAAGACAGAGAAGCCAGACTCATCAGAGAAGTATGGAAGAATCCTAGGTTGGCTATTCTTAGACGGTGCAGATGTGTCGCTTAATCAGAAACTAATCAATGAAGGTTATGCTTGGACATATGGTGGCGGCACGAAGATTAAAGATTTTGATGAATTAATAGCAAAGAGACAGGTGAACCCATGACGACTATGTGTGAGCATGTCTATAAGAGTATGGGCGTAAGTTTGTGCCCCAAGTGCGGCCTCAACACTCACGACACTAACTGGGATAAACAAAACAACTTAATGAAGCAATGGCATATAGATAATCCTGATGCTAAGTATGCGGGATGGATGTCTATATGAGTAATAAGAAGTGGATCCCACATCCAACAGATAAGTGGCAAGTTGACTGGCACTCCCTTAAGTATCATAAGCATGCCATGACTTTTGAAGAGTCTAATGCATTTATGTCTACACCCAATGAAGATGGCTCACATAAGACTCGCCTTGATTTTCACAAACACCTACATGATCAAGAACAATTTGGCATTGGTGAGCCTCATGATCACTTTACTCCCAAGGATAAGAAATGAAGAAGAAGGCTTTTTCAAAGAGTGGTTACTCTAGATCTTCTTACGGAAAAAAGTCCGTCCAGGAAAGGTTTAAAGTTAAAGATGTAAATGAAGAAGGCGGTGCTGATTATATTTCTGCATGGGTAAACAACAATTTAAATAAAACACAGATGGCGAGTGTTGAAGGAATTAAAGATTTAATGCAAGGACCAAAGTTAGGTTACAACGTAAGAAAGCCTAAGAGATCTGAGCCAAGGGAAGAAGATGAATAATCTATCTCCTAAACAATTTCATACTCTGTATCGTGGTTTAAGTTTTACTACCGATGTAAAAAAACCCCTCGGCATGCACTGGACAGATGATCCAGAGAGAGCAGTAGGTTTTGCAAGAAATCCTATTCGGCGAGGACCTGGTGTTGTAATTGAAGGACAGGTGGCTAAAAAGAGTCGTGAAACTCGTCCTGATGTATTAAAGAAGAACCAAGTATATGACGAGTATTGGGAGAATGAAGTTCCTGTTAAGAAGGGCAGCACCGTCCACGTAACTGCTGTTACTAAGTTAAGTGATAACCGAGATCGCACACGCACCTACAATCCACCAAGGAAGTGGAAAGCATAATGGCTGCTCAAGATAACTTATCTAAACAACAATTTTTTCATGGCTCACAACATTCTCTAAAAGTTGGAGATACCGTAAAACCACATAATGATTTTGCATGGGCATCAACAAATCCTGAAGTTGCATCATCTTACGCTGCCTCTGAAGGTTTAAATGCAGAAAAACATCAGCCAGTGTTATTTGGAACTGTGTATAAGGTGACGCCATTAAAGAATGATGTAGTACGTAATCCAGGTGCTGATAAACGATTTGGTATTTATGCATCTCCTACAGGATTTAAAGTAACTGGTATGCATTCATTAGTACCTAATAATCAATTGGATACTAAATGAGCAACAATAATAACTTGTCTAAAAAACAATTTCATGTACCTGTTCCTGAGAATGTTCAGGTAAGAAAAGCAGGTGGCAAAGGTCATCTTGAAGGTGATAAGACAGAGAGTGCTACTGGCATGGTTAGGACTGAGCGTTTAATTCCTTTGATGGAACATAGACGTCTTGGTGCTGATGCTCAACCTTCTAGTGGCAAAGTTATTTCTGGAATTAGGGCCGATATTAAGAGTGGCAAAGGTATTAACAATCCAATTATGGTTGCATATGATCACGCTAATAAGTGGGGCGTTGTTGGTGAGGGTCACCATAGATTAGAGGCTGCAATGGCAGAGGGCGTCTCCCATGTGCCAGTAACAGTTTATCGTCAGCCAGGATTAGGTGAAAGAAAAGAAAGTTCTCTAGGCGGTCATCTAGCCATGATAACTAACTTCACCGATAAGGGAAGTCATGAAGAGCGCATGGGCAAAGAGTATGTGCCTACTAATATTCATCCTGGACACTTTAAACAATTTCAATAAGTGAAGGTATTCCGTCCCTAAACTGATCTACTGGAACTCTCCAACAAGTTCCTGATTTTTCTTGCGACCACCACTCATCTCTCTGACACTCTGATACTGGTAGCCAGCCATATATCTCTACTGAAGAAAAGTACTCTAGGTCGTAAATTCTAGTGCCAACAATTATGGCGTTCTTATTTACATCTTTACTCCATACAGGAATAGCATCTTTAGTTCTAACACAACGAACCTCAATATTTTGTCCAACATCTGGGTGATCTATACGGTTCTTATGCTCTTCATTTGTATACCAAGGAACTGTCCACGGCATTTTGTAAAGTTTGGCAACCGCATACTCTGCAACGTTTGATCTGATGTTTGCGTTTAACTCATACTCTAGCCAACCTTGGCGTTTGCCTTCAGCATAGTTAGGGCGATCTTCACTGCCCCACTTTATTAACCAGCGTTCCATGCCCAGTTGAGCACAGATTCTAATTTCATCTTTTGTTAGTTCTACTATTTTTGCCATTTTGTACTCCTTATTTATAAGATTTTTTAGACCAATGATTTTTTATATAATTGTTAATAATATTTTTATTAAAGTTTTTATCTTCAAGGATTTTATATTCACCATTTTTTAAATAATCAAATTCTGCTTTCCAATTAGTTCTTTTAAATGGAGTTAATTGAATTAAAGGTGTTCCTGCTTCAACAATTCCTTCAAAACCCTCTTTACACCACATAGGTGGAATAAGTTCTAATTGACTTTTATCAGTATCAACTATTGCTGGTATAGCATGAAACGGCAAATCTCTATAGCCGAATGGAGAAGTAAATAATGTAGAGTATCCTGGAGGAGTGTGTGGAATCCATGTAGAAAGGTATTTAAAAACAATATTTGAGTATCCTGTAGGTGGTGGAATAAACTGCGAACTAATCCCATGTTGTTCAAATACCCCTTTTTTATATTTTACTCTCCAAGTTACTCTGGGCAAATAATTACCAAATTCGTCTTTAACTTGACGTATCTGAATATCAGTCCACAATGCAATTATATATCCTGAAACTAAAGCATCTAACATTGGAGTACATTTTTTAAAAGTTGCATTAGAATATCCATTTTCAACAATTATTTTTTTCTCATCTTCATTACCAGGAACAAGTCCATACGGAGACATATTTTTCCACCAATCAGGAACGATTGTAGAAGCAGGAAAAGGCTTAGATTGAACAGCCCAACCGTATTCATCTATGGCTGTAAATTTAATAATATTAACCATATTTAAACCCTATCATAAGTATTACTTTTAGAGCAAATTAAGGTATTCTAGGAAAAATGAAAGGAGCCAAATGGCAGACAAAGGAACAGCAGCAGCAATTATTGAGGTTGCTGAAAAAGAAGTTGGCACAATTGAAGGTCCAAAGGACAATGAGACTAAATATGGCAAATTTACTAAGGCAGACTTTCTACCTTGGTGTGGCTCATTTGTTATGTGGTGTGCAAATCAGGCAGGTGTAAAGGTTCCTAATACCGTCTCAACTGTGGCTGGTGCAACTGCGTTTAGAAAAATGGGCACCTGGGTAGATGCAAAAGATGCCTCTCCAAAACCAGGAGACATAGCCTATTTTGATTTTCCAGGAGATGGTGTAGATCGAATTTCTCACGTAGGTATTGTTGTATCTAACAATGGGGATGGAACTGTCACCTGTATTGAAGGTAATACCGCAGGAAATGCAAAAGGTGATCAACGTAATGGTGGAGAGGTTTGTAAGAAAGTTCGTGGGTATATACCTAATAAGAAGAAGGTTATGGTATCTGTTGTTGGGTTTGGTCGGCCAAACTATGTTGGCAACGAAGTTGAAGCAAGTGTCCCCGTTATAGATACACCGTCTTTTCCAGGAACTGTTAAACCTGGAAGTAAAGGCAACAGCGTTAAGGTTGTTCAACGTGCTCTTGGATTAGTGGCTGATGGAGACTATGGTCCAGCCACAAAGAAGGCTGTAATTGCATTCCAAGACAACCATAAGATTTTGGATTCTAACGGTATTGTTGGTCCTAAGACTTGGGCAGAATTGGTCAAATTCCTATAAATCGGACAAATTACCCCTATAGCCCTCTAAGAACCGTCTGGTATTCTTGGGGGGCTTTCTACTGAAGGGGGTGCCCAATGACAACCATCATCGGAGTACAGTACGAAGACCGATGCATCTTGCTAGCAGACAATCAAGTTACAGATGATAGTGGTCGTATCTATAGACATCCACAGATGGCAAAAGTTACCGAACGTGGCGATTTTATAATTGCTGGTTCTGGAGAGGTCTCTCCTTGCGATATTGCTCAACACATTTGGAATCCACCAAAATTAACTGCCAAAGATTCTAAAGATGTCTATC